ACCATCAATACCACCACCGTCACTATAAGACCTTCCACCTAAACCAAAATTGCTAAGAGCCGATTCATTACCTTCATATAAAATACCCATCTCAGATGGACCATATACAGGTGAAGGGTCTTGTTGACCAAAGGCGTTAACAGGTATTTGATTTGGGGGTGAAGTAATATATGAAGGTTCTGATGTTCTACTTCCAACATAATATCCCCCAACTAATGTACCATTACCCGGATTAATATTTGGAACTAATAAGTTAACTAAACCTTGAGCAATACCAAATAATAAACCATAATCTTTATCATACGATGGTTGATATCTGTTATAATTTATATTTGCAAATAAAACTGACCTTTGTCCGTTACCGGTGTTTGCCAAAAATATTTGTGAACCACTTCTATTAAGATTTAATATTGGACCTAATAAACCACCTGTTAATTGATTTACAGTGTTTAACGCGTTTGATGTTTGTTGTGTTTGACTATTTTCGTTGTTATCGTTAAAATAATCACCAGGTATTAACGAAACAGGCCAATAAGCCCCCGCCAATCTTGTTAAGAAGTCGGCCGCCGCCACAACAGGATTTTCAGGTACTGTTATCTTCCAATTTTTATAAACTAAAGGTTGTTGACCTGATAACATCATACTAACCTCAAAAGGGTCTTGTAATGATTGTAAATTGATTTGACCTAATGTGTTTTGGAATAACTCAGCGTCAATTCTTTTTTTCAATAAAGAATTTAACTCTGATGCACCGAATCTTGCGATAAACGAATCTTGAGACAATAATCCATTACTACCAATAGGGTTTGGTGATAATAAAATATTATATGGTGAATACGACGAAGGTGCAAAACTTGGTGGCTCCCAATAAGGTTGATAAATCTTATTATTGTTCTCAACATCAGTAATAATAACTAAATCATTAAAACTTCCCGGAGGTCCATATCGGTTTTGAATATAAGCGGCATCAATGAAAAACTCATTTACTAAATCTAAAACAGTATCATTAGGATTATATTCTCCTTGGTTTGACGCAACAGGTAAAGGAGGTCCGTTAAAATTTATTTGAGTACTATAACCTCCATCAGGACCATATTCATTTAACGGATATAATAAATTAGAATATGAACCATTAGTAATTAACTCACCCGGAGAATCAATAACATTACTAACACTTAAAATTGTTTCATAATTAACTTGACTCACAGGTGGGGTATATACTCCCTGAACACTGTAAGGTGCCAAGTTTTTAACCATTAGTGAATTTCTAAAGGAAGACGTGGATGCAAATGATAATGAACTCTCTGCCATATATTCTGATTTACCTATAAATAGATTGTACTTTATTTTATGCTAATGAACTCGCACTTATATTACTATTCATTAATTGTGTTTTGTTTGCCGTTGGAGCCATTAAACCATTACTATACATCGCCTCTTTTAACGCTCCGACCATACCTTGTTGAACATCCGTATTTTTAAGAGCCATAACTATTTGGTTAGTATCAACATTACCTGTTGTTTTTAAATCAATATTGTGATTTAATGTTATTTCAATTGGTTTTGTTGTGTTTTGTAAATTATTTGTTGTATTAGATTCTTTAGCTACGTTCGCTAAATTTTTTGTATTTTGTGAAATTTGAGAATTATCTTGTTTTGTATTAGCAATTCTTTGATTACCTTGTGGATTTAATTTACCACTCACCATTTGCCCAATCTGACCAATTAATGGAAATTGTTTATTTAATTTATCTAATTCAACATTTGCATTTTCCAAAGAAGTTTGAAGAGTTGTTTTAGTAAAAGTACTTAAACTATCAAAATTTTCTTTTAATTTTTGAGTAGCTTGTACCCCATTTATTTGACCTTGGTTATATTGTTTGATGATGTCTAAATTTTTATCTACCCCACTATCTATTGACGCTCGAAGATTTTTAGAATCTAATTCTTTTGGAGATACTACTTTGGCAACACTTGATACCGAAGCTCTTGCAAATTTTTGAAGACCGGTCGTTGTTTTACCACCAGCAAGGGCTAAACCTGTTTTATCCGCAGTACCTCTAATTGCAGCATCGATAGATTTTAATGTACTTAATTGGTCTTTAGCCAAATCCTCCATAGTTTTTGGAGCGGTATTGGCCATTTTTTCAAGAGCCGCATAATCTTCTTTTTGTAAATCTTCAATTGCTTTAGTAACAGTTTGTCCGGTTTCTTCATCAGTAACTTGTACTTCATATTTTCCACCCTCACCCATTTCAGCCATATTGGCTATCATCATCTGTTGTTCTTCCGTAGCAAAATCAGGAAAACGGATTTTACTCATTTTATCCTCTAACTCAACACTCGCTAACGCCATTTTTTCAATTTCTCCATTAGTCATTCCCATCGCTTGACCAATTTCCCTCAATTGACGTTTTGCTCCCGGCATGATTTCAAAATTACCATCTTTACCTAATTGAACAAATTGTTTACCCATTTGAGCAATTTGATTTTGTAACTCAGCAGGGTCATTTTGAGCTAAATCCATCATTTTAAGTGGGTCAAGTAAACTACTTTGAGCAACCCCTAATCTTTGCATCGCAGCGGCCATATCAATAGCCCCTTCAGGGTCAAACACTTTTTCAGCAAAAGCCAATGTTTTACCCATATCAACTCTTAACATAGTTGCTTGTGCCGCCATTTTGGCTAAACCTGATACCCCTCCTTCAAAATTATATTTGTTAAGGGCATCCATATTTTGTATAACTTTTGCAGAAACAGCCTCAGCGTTTACACCAGACTGAGCAGCAATATCAACAACTTTTTTCATTTCTCCTGCAACTCGTCCTGCACCAATCCCGACATCTTTAAATCCTGATACTAATGTACCAACTTCTTGACCAGTCACTCTCATTGTAGCGTAAAGGTCTTTATTTACTTCAGCAGATAATATTACGTTTCGTTGTAAAGCCTTTGAAGCATCCTGTTGTGTTTTAATAACGTCCGCTATATCACCACCTAAAGTTCTAACGTTACTAACAGCATCAGCCATAGTAGCGTTTAAGGTTTGAGCCATTTGTTGACCAAGACCAAATTGTTTTAAAAGTGAACTAGCTCCTTCGTCAAGAGTCGCAATAACTTCTTGAATTGATTCTTTATTAAAGTTACTTTTTAATGCCTTTCCAAATTCATCAATTATCCCTTTACCTTTTTCCGCACTTTTATCTAAACCATCAGCCATATTAAATTTGTTTTATAAATAAATACACCAAAGACACATTTTAAATTAGGTCTCTGGTGTATTATCTTCGATTATTCTATTTATTAAAAATTTCCTAACATAAGTAGGCATCTCGTTGAAATCTCTGTATGATGTTCTTATAAATTTAGACATCAAATAATATTCTTCAATTAGAAGTTGTCGATAGTTAGAAAAAAGGCCGAAAAAACTCAACCCCAAAGGTTATCTCGTAAGATACCAATTCTCCTGATGGGGCGGTTGCAGTTCTTTTAAGGTCTAATGATGGTTCATTTTCTCTTAAAAAAGTTCTTATGTATTTAGAGTCCATAATAGGTAAAGTATCAACAAACATTGCAATTTTACCTCTATCACTATCACCATCAATTTCAACAATTTGTTTTTGTAGTTTCCAAGTAACTCTTGGCGCTTGTCGACCCGCAGGATATTGTTCTACCATTTTATCCAACTCAATAGTATCATAAAAAGTGGTAGGTCTTAATTTGACTGTAACACCTGTTTTAGGTAATGTTGTAGTAAAAAAACCATTTTCGTCAGGTTGATATTTAGATTTTTTAATATTTAATTCATCTAATACCACAGTATGTGGAAATGGTTTATTAGTGTTTGGGTCAACTAAATTAATAGTATATTCAGAACCAAAAGAAGTGTTTCTTAAAAATATCAAAATAGCCTCAACATCACCGTCTAATAATTCTTCAGGACGTAAATCGTGTTCAAACAATTTATTTCTTAATAATGTTAATACTATATTTTCCTTTCCAGCTGCAGAACCAATCAAATAATTTTCATCAGACGCAGTTAAATAACCAATTTTGACTGATTTCTTTTTTGATTTGTAAAAAATACCACCACTAGGTAAAGACACAACGTCATGAGGTAATGTGAAATTTTCTGTTGCAGCATTAATTAAATTTTCATCCATAATAATTTGTTTTTATTATAAAATATAAACGTATCTGTTTTTTTTTAAATAGTTAATAAAGAATCCACATACTTTTGATATGTGGATTCTTAATTTTAAATATATTTTGTAATTTTTAGTAAACTAATATACATCTATCCATACGTAACACCGCTGATATAGTAGCCAATGCGTCTGTATTATATGCCAATGAATCAAAGTTAACATCTGATAAGAAAGTCCCTTCCAATATCCATTTCTCAACAACTACACCCGTTGGGTCTAACATCTCAAGGTCAACATTCTTTTTATAACCCGCAGCATACCCCATACGTCCGGTAACTGATTCTGCACATAAACGTACCCACTCCATAAGTGCCTGAGACGCTGAAGGTCCAATTGGGTCACGGAATTTAACATTTATTGTACCCCAAGTAAAACGACCGGCAACATATGTTTCAGTGTTTAAAAATGGAATCGCAACAGGATTAATTGTTATTTTTGGTCTTGCTGCCGATTCTACGAACCATTCATTAATTCCTAATGTTGAAGGAAAACGTAATATAAACCTATTTTGTCTTTTAGGTTCGTAAGGTATGGGCATTTTCATTAATAAATCAGCCATTTCAATTTGTTTTTAATTTTATTTATTTTATCTTTATTTAATAAATATCACTATTTAAAAAATATTTTAGTTGACTTTTAGAATTTAATTTACTATTATTTTCTTCCAGTCTAGTTTTATTTAATACTAGTTTTATTTAATACTAGTTTTAATTTACTAGTTTTTTAATTATTATTTATTATAACTATTTAATATTCTTTTTTTATTCCTCCTGCTGTTGAATAAGTTTTAATAATATTTTCCGGGTCTTGCTCAAAATGTTTTTTAACTACATCTACATTTCTTACATCATCATCAGAAAACCCTACTTTAGGTACAAAATAATTACTAATTTTATTTTTTAAAAAAGCTTTTTTCTGAATTTTTTTTGAAATATCTTTAACATATTGAACAAATTCTTTTAAAGCTTTAATTTTACCTTCTTCCGGATTTGTTGCTGAACCCTCACCAAAAGACACCGGATAAAAACGACACATATCTAAATATTCTTTTATCATTTCTGATTTAGATATTTCTTCTTCATCCGCTAAATCACGATATTTTTCTAAATTCTTAATTAATTCATTAGAATTTATACCGTTTGTATTTGATACAATATAATTGTAAACACCTTGTTTAAGTACATTAGGGTTGTGACCTCTTGCGGTAACAATCGAAAAAATCGACCCATTATTAATTGCCTCAACAAAATCACCCCAAGCAGGTCCTGGTTTTGCTAACATAGCGTCAACAATAAATTGTTTATCTCCTTTATCCCGAAAATATCTGAAAGGTTCTTCCGCAAAACCAACAATAGTATGGTCATTATACTCAAATGGTTGATTACCAATTTCCGTTCTATAATCCGCAAAATCTTCAGTTGACATACCTACTTCACGACCTTCATCATCTTTTAAAATAATTTTGGTTGGCATCGTAACAATGTTATCGTCCCAATCAAATGCGTAGTATTTTTCATCAGGAGCACCTGATTCATCAATACCTTCTTTTAAAATTTTTTTATTAAACATAATTGTTATTTGGCTTAATTATGACCCACTATTACAATGGGTCATAATTTTATTTATTATATATTCTCGAAAGACGCACCTGTTGGAGTGATATAGAACGTGATGTCTATAAATTCTAACGATTTGGTTGGTTTGATGTAAATCTTACCTGTCATTTGATTTCTGTCTAAATCAGCTGCGTCTGACGAAACTGTTACACGGAAATCGTAAAGACCTCTATCTCTTCTAATCGAATCTAATATTGGGTTAACAGAATCTAAGAAGTCTTGTCTTACTTTAGCATCGTTTTGTTCAAATAATAATCTAACAGAAACTGCCGATATTAATTTACGTGCTTGAAGTAATAATCTTCTTACGTTGATTCTATCAAGAGCCGATTGTCTAATTTGAAGAGTTTTGTTACCCCAAATTACTGTTCCAACATCAGAGAACGTTGCGATTGGATTTAAACGACCTTGATATAGAGTATCTCTATTCTCTTGAGTTAATTTAATTCTCGCTTTAACCGCATTTACAATACCTCTCGTGTAACCCGCAGCTGCGAACCAAGGATAAGCAATGTTGTCTGTTAATGCTAAGTTTCTCGTTACCTCAGCAGTTGCCGGTAAGTAAATTTGAGTATTATTAACAGTATCTCTCATTAATACCCAAGGGTAGTAAGTAGCCGTGTAGTTAGAGTCAATACCTGAATTCGCTAAATTATCTACGGCCTCTTGTGGGTAAATAAAATCAAATTGATTACCTGTTGAAGGAACATACATATTGTAGTCAGGTGTTGTACAAACGTACAATGAATCCGCTCTACTATATTCAATCATATCGATTGCGTTTTCAACTAAATTAGAGTTATTAACATAATCAATACCCGGTGTAACAAACACATTAATATTTACCGCTTCAGGATTTGCGAATGTTTCTTGACCCAATAAATAAGCGTAATAATCAGTGTTAGCAAAATCTTGAGTATTACCGGCCACACTAATTTGTTTAAATGCTCCCCAACCTGTCGCTGAAGGGTATCTTGGTGTTGGACAAGCTCCTTTTAAATAACCTGCTCTACCTAATACAAATCTATCAGTATTTGTTCTAAATTCTCTGTAGATATCCCATCCATCAAAACCACCTTTAACTAGTAAAGTAAATTTACGTGCAAAAATTCTATAATAAGGATTTTCAGGGTTATCAGGGTCAGATGTAAATGGTGCATCACCACAGAAGAACGCCGGAGTACCACTAGTTACAAACACATTTGGTATTGTAATACCTGTTGCGTTTTCGTCCATATGGAATCCTCTTGTTCTAAAGTTCCAAGGATTACCTTCAG